TATCCAACTCCGCAATCGCCATAGGTTTTTCCAGACAACATACCCAACGAGCCAACTGTGTCTAGTGATCCGCTTGCACTTCCATAACATAAGCCAAAGCCGCTAGCAAACCCAGCTAGGCCATTTCTAAAAGGATAATTTGCCTGACTTTGTATAGTGCCAGTTGCATTTGCTAGTCCTTCACTGGCGTAGTATGATACACTACCACTGCAAGCAGGTGTGATATTAGAAGGATATGTGTTTAATAAAAAGTGCCCGACAGAGGCACTGTTTATGTTGTTCAACAACGGAACAATAACATTGGCCACGTTGCCATCAGTTGTTGCGTTATTGTATACGTTGGCCAACAGCGTTAATGGTGTATGATTTTGATAAATTGAAATTGCCGATGCCAGATCCGGACTGGCAGCTAGTCCGTGTCCGTTGACGATGGTGGCAGTGGCATTTAGTGTTGCGGCCGATGCCATTATATACCCTTGGTCAGTGTGCGTTTGGCACGAGGAACTTGTAGCCAATGTCCGCAACTACATAGACTACCCAGCGGGCCTGCTACTGCCATTGGTCGACCATTGACCAGTATAGTAGGAGCGCCTTCAACAATGACTGCTGAACCGCACATGGGGTTGAATCCCGGCAACTTGGGATTGGTAAAATTACCGTGTGGACTTACAGGATCTCCCACTTTAGCAACTGGCAAATATTCACAAACAACTGTGGCGGCTGTGGCCATAACGAACCCTGGGCCTGCCGGCGCAAGGGCATTGGCACCTTCTACTCCGGTTCCCGGGGTTATGTCAGTTGACGTGGCAACTGTTGCTACTAAATTTGGGCCTGGCATTTTTACGTAATTATTCCACTCTTAGCTGGCTGAATACCTGTTGTAGTACGGATATAGTGATTTTCGATATCTTGTATTACAGGACCGTGCATAATAATATGCTCAGATTTCAGCGTTACATTAGTATTTATATCTGCAGAAATCAGGCTTTGCATCAGACCTAGGCCTTGCTGGCTAGGAATAACAGTACAGGGACGATTTACTTCAAATCCTTCTGCGGTCTGTTTTACAATTTTGGCAACAATTTCGTCGCCTGTTACAACCTTGAAGCATACAATGTCACCTTCTTGGTAACCTTTATTGATTAACATAATTTTCCTTTAAATTTTTGCGCCCGGTAATAGGTGCGGTAGTGGTACATCAGGTAATGCGGATATATCTAAAGCAAGTATGGCATCTGCCCCACTTGCTATAAATTCATAATTATCAAATAGCTTGGGCCAATTGGTATCAGCAGGATCTGGTAAATTACAAAAACATCCATTCCATCTTGGATCTACGTCGGCATGATCATACTCGTCCCTATGGGAATCAACATGAAAATGTTCAAAATGACGCCCAGAGTTACGAATATGGGATTCTACTTCATCGTTTCTTTCACTAGATTCTTGATAGAACAGTTGAAGCATTTATACCAATGTGGACCAGAATTCCTCGCCTTGTTTTTTCAAGCCTTGGAATCCGCCCTCTACTAATAATTTACCATCTTTATAGATCTGCGGAACAGTTCTATGCCCTTCACCTACAACAAATTCACGAGCTTCTGTGCTTTCGTCAATTTTTATTTCTTCAAATTCAACGCCTTTTAGTTGTAGCAGACTTTTTGCTTGAACGCAAAAAGGGCAGTTGTTCTTTGAGTATACTGTAATCATTATAATCTAAATCCTTTGAATGTGTTGTTATCAACGTCTTGTTTTGTACCACCAATGACGTAAGTGGTAATTTCTGTTTCTTGTGGTGCCACTTGTACTTCGGCGCCGGCAATCCATTTGGCTGTCCACGGTAGCGGATTGCTTGATCCTGGCTTCATGCCACAATCTAATCCCACTGCTGTCATACGTTTGCAAGTTAACCAATCAACATACTGACTTAACAATACTTCGTTGAGACCAATCATTGATCCGTCTTTGAACAGATACTTGGCCCATGATTTTTCCTGAGCGGCAGCGGCCAAGAACATCTTTTCACATTCGGCCTTGGTTTCAATCTTTAGTACAGCATAGTCCGGGTCGTCCTGTGGTAGCAACTTTAATAAAGTCTGAGTTGATCCCAAATGTATATTTTCATCACGTGCAATCAGTTTGATAATCTTGGCATTGCCTTCCATCTTTTTAAGTTCAGCAAATGCCCATGAGCAAGCAAAACTCACATAGAAGCGAATACCTTCCAAGGCGTTTACAGAGTTCAAGCACAACCATAGCTTGCGCTTTAGGTCGTACATGTCCACTACAATTTCTCGACCATTGACTGTGTGTGTTCCCACACCCAGCATACGATACCAGCCGCTGGCTTCAATCAAGTCATCGTAGTATCGGCTAATGTCCCGAGCACAGGCAACAATTTCATCCAGCTCCATCAGTTCATCAAAAATTTCGCTGGGGTTGGCGTACACGTTGCGGATAATGTGTGTGTAACTACGACTATGGATAGTTTCATTAAATGCCCATGTTTCAATCCAGGTTTCCAATTCAGGAATGGTGGCCAAGGGCAAGAAAGCCAAGTTGGGACTGCGACCTTGTACCGAATCCAGCAAGATCTGACGCTTTAGATTACTGGTAAAGATATGTTTTTCAAAGTCAGTTAATTCTTTGAAGTCCTTGGCATCACGTAACACATCCACTTCTTCTGGGCGCCAAAAGAATCCCAACTGCTTGTCTGTGAGTTTGTCAAACTGACGATACTTCAATACATCATAACGCTGAATTGCCGGTGTACCATTGGTGTCTAAAAAAGCTAGCGATTTGGTGTGTTCTGTTTTTTTAATATTAAATACGCTCATTTGTTTTTTCCTTAAATTACGCAACTGTCACAATCTTCTTGATTGTCAGCCTCGTCTACCGGTATCAGTGCCAATTTATCAATGTCAATTTCACCTTGCTGGTCATTTGTATTAAAGTAATATAACTGTTTGGTACCATATTTGTAGCACAACAACAGGTGCTGTAACATGGTGCTCATGGGAATCTTTTCATCTTCGTAGAAGCGTGGGTTATAACTGGTATTGATACTGATACCTTGGTCAATGTACTTTTGTAAAACAGCACAAAGTTTTAGGTATCCTTCTGGGCTTTGTTGATCCCATAACAATTCGTATTTGTTTTTCAAACGGCGAAACTCGGGAACCACTTGGCGTAGCTGTCCGTGTTTACTGCCCTTGATACTGACATAACTGCGAGGGGGCTCAATACCGTTTGTGGCATTGGATATCTGTGCGGATGTCTCTGCCGGCATTAGAGCCATGAGGGTCGCATTGCGCTGACCAGTAGTTTTGATTTGCTCGCGAAGTTCGGCCCAAGGCATACGTTCTTGATGCGGTACCAATTCATCGATCTCTGCCTTGCGTGTGTCAATGGGCAAGAGACCGTCTGCTGATTTTAAATCTTTCCAACGTGTGCAAGGACCTTGTTCTACGGCAAGATCTGCTGAAGCCTTGAGCAAGTAATAACTCCAGGCCTCGGCAAACTCGTCTACTAGAGCCAATGCTCGTGGATCACTATAACTAACATCATTCTTTGCTAGGAAATACGCAAAGTTAATAATACCCACGCCCAGTGGTCTGAATTCTAGTGTTGCTAGTTCGGCTGCTCTTACAGGGTAATTCTGATAACTTAATAATGCGTCTAAACCACGTACTGCTAGGCGGCACATCTTTTCAAAGTCATGTGGGCTTTTTACATTGCCCCAATTGATCGCGCTCAAAGTACATAGTGCGATCCTACCATCCTCGTCGTTGACATCTTTTAATGGCACCGTGGGTAAGTCAATCTCACAACATAGGTTGCTCATTTTCACAGGAGCAATTTCTTCTTTGAATGGACTGTGCGTATTAGCATGGTCCACGTTCTGTAAATAGATTCGGCCAGTGTCTTTGCGTTCAGTTATAAAGCGACTGAACAGGTCGGCGGCCTGAAGTGTTTTCTTGCGTAGTTTGTTATTGCGTTCTGCACGTTCATAAAGTTCTTTAAAACGCTCTTGGTTATTGAAGAAAGCTTCGTACATTTCCGGTACATCGTGGGGACTAAACAGGGTGATATTGCCACCTTGAATGAGTCTTTCGTACATTAATTTGTTGAATTGGACACCGTAATCCATGTGACGTATACGATTATCCTCTGTGCCTTTGTTATTCTTTAATACAATGAGGTCTTCGATTTCCAAATGCCAAAGAGGAAAATACAACGTGGCGGCGCCATTGCGTACACCGCCTTGGCTACAACTACGTGTGGCTGTTTGGAAATGCTTGTAGAAAGGAATTACACCAGTATGATAAGCATCGCCGTTGCGGATTGGTGAGCCCAAAGCGCGGATACGTCCTGCGCCAATTCCAATGCCGGCTTTCTGACTCACATACTTGACAATACTACTAGCAGTAGCGTTGATGCTGTCAAGACTATCGTCTGCTTCAATGAGAACACAGGAACTGAACTGTTTCTGAGGAGTGCGTACACCAGCCATGACAGGGGTAGGAAGGCTAATGTCTCCAAGACTAATTGCATCATAATAATCCTTTACCCACCGCAAACGAGTTTCAGCAGGATAAGATTGAAATAGTGTGGCCGCAATTAACATGTAGGCCATTTGTGGAGTTTCAAATATTTCGCCAGTGACACGATTTTGAACCAGATACTTGCCGCGCCATTGTTCCATGGCCACGTAGGTAAAGTTCTCGTCACGTGCATGATCTATCTTGCTATCCAACATATTCCACTCAGTTTGAGAATACGCTTCCAACAGCCCGCGATCATAAAATCCCGATGCTACATTTCTATTGACCAGGTCCAACAGCGAGCAAGGCTCATAGTTGTTATAAACTTGTTTACGCAGATGATAGTTAATTAAATGTCCGGCTACGTATTGATAATTTGGTGTTTCTTCACTGATTAAATCTGCGGCACTCTTGATAAGAGTTTCCTGAATATCCGCTGTTTTAATTCCGTTGTAAAACTGTATATGACTTTTTATTTCTACTTCACTTGCACTTACACCTGTAATGCCTTCAGTGGCCCAAAATACTACCTTGTGTAACTTTTCTAAATCGAGGTCTTCCGTGTGGCCTTCTCTTTTTGTAACTTTGATTGATGTCATTGATTTCTCTTAATAATTTTCTAATTGCAACTCTTCACGGTACTGCTTGGTTAATGTTAATGTTTTATCGATCTGTGTGTTATTTACGAC